CGGCGGGGAGGGCGGGCATGAGCAAAAACACGGCCGCGCCGGAGCGCTCCGGGCCGATCCTGATAAGCGGAAAACAGTTCCTCGGTGTCAGGGACGCAAAAAAACTCGACGCGATATTCGCGGAGATAGCGGAGAACGAGAAGGCCGCGTTGAAGCTGCTGGCGAAAACCGCCCGCGCCTATTACGACGCGGGGAATATTCTCGCCGCCGCGCTCAAGCGTTTTGCCGGCAACAAGGCGACGCCGCAGATGGGCCTGAAAGCATTTGCCGAAGCGACCGGGTTTCAGGAGCGGCATGTGCGGCTCGCCCTGAAAATATTCAGGGCCTTTGAGAACAACCCGGGCGCGATTAACAGCCTTGACCTGCGGGACGCGCTCAAGCTGGTCGCCCCGCCGCCGCCGTCCGGCGAGGACGGGTACAACCGCGTCGACCTGGGCGGCGATCCGGGGCAGCTGCGGCTCGACTTCGGGGAGCTGTTCGAGATTCCGGCCAACGCCAACCGGGGGCTGCAGAACTACCGGACGGTAGCGGACCTGCTGACCGAGATCATCGTGGTGCGGCGGGGCGAGGACAACCTGCTGACCAGCAGGCGGTTTATGCACTTCTGCGAGGACGTGCCGCAGAACCCGGCGCTCCTCGCGGAGTACAAGGAAATGGTTTTCAAGACGCAGGCGGCGATAGAGGACTACCTCGCCGCCGTTGAACAGGAGGAGGAGAGATGAGAATTGAGCTGAGGCCCGACGGCTACGAAAGGATCGACGCCGGGATACAGGCGGCCGAGGATCTGGCCTACGAGGGCGCGTTCGACGACAGGGACGCGGTTTCGCGGTTCCGGCAGATTGTGGCGGAGATAAAGAAGCTCCGGCAGATTCTGCGGGAAGTAATAATCATTGACCCCTCGGCGGAAGCCGCTGGGCCGGACGCGGCGTAGGGCTGCGGACAATATTCAAGGAGCGTGCTATGGCGCGGACAAAGAGCAACGAAATGACAATCAAATCGCTTGAGGAGGCGGACGGCGTTCTCAAGGAGATGTGCGGGATCGAGGCCCAGATAGAGGCCATCGACAACGGGGCGGACGAGCAAATGGCCCTGATCAAGGAAACGGCGGCCGCCGAGGGCAAGCCGCTGCGGGACCGGTACAAAAGCTGCGTGAAGGCCATGGAGGCCTACGCGCGGTATTTCCGGGGCGAGCTGTTCAGGGACGGCAAGAGCCTTGACCGCTCCTTCGGCAAATTCGGCTTCCGCAAGGCGCCGGACTCCGTCAGCGTGTCCAAGGAGACGGCGGAGCTGCTGCAGAAATTCGGGCTGAAAAAATTCATCCGCACAAAGATCGAGCCGGACAAGGAGGCCATGCTTTCCCTTGACGACGAGACCCTTGAAAAGGTCGGGGCGGCCCGGAAGCAGAAAGAGGATTTTTTTGTGGAAACAAAGCGGGAACTGGTCAACCAGGAACTGGCGAAGCTGAGCGCGTGACGCGCGAACCCGGACGGTTCTGGATGTCCCGTCCGGGGCGTTTTTTTGGGGAGGAAAAACTATGGATGATTTTAACAAAATAAAATCAAGGATAAAAAAGCTGCTTGCCCTGTCAAGATCGCCCAATCCCAGCGAGGCGGCAAGCGCCCTGAAAATGGCGCAGGCGCTGATGGAAAAATACAGAATTGCGCGGGCTGACATAAACACTTTCGACATTGGAGAGGAAATTGCGTCGACCGCATTCCGGCATGATCCACCCCGTTACGAGGCTGTATTGATCAGTCAAATTTCTTCAGCGTTTGACTGCAAGAACCTCTACCATATTAAAGCGGGCACATGTGTATGGCATTTTATCGGATTGCGGCACCGGGCGGAAGTCGCGGCGTATATTGGCCAGGTGTTATTGCGGAAGCTCAAATCAGCGCGGGCGGATTACACAAAGAGCCTGTGCAGGGTTCGTTCAAAATACCGCAAAACTCAGCGGGCCGACGATTTTTGCAAGGGCTGGGTAGCTGTCGTTACAGATAAACTTCCCGCCTTCGCTGGAATGAGCGTCGAGGAAAAGAAAGCTCTTGAGCTTTATATGAACAATAACCATCAAAATTTAAAAGGCTTCAACGCTATCAATCGTTCGTTTGGCCATGACGCGGATTTCTTCAACGGCGCCCGGGCAGGCAAGGGAGTGCGGCTGCAGCGCGGCGTTGGTGGTTCATTCTCAAACTCTTTATTGCCGGGGGCCTGACATGCAGAACCACAAATCGCGCATGGCAATAATCCACCTGGCGAAGAAGCAGACCGGTCTTGACGACGAGGCGTACCGAGCGGTCCTTTCCGTGGCTGACGTGTCGAGCGCGAAGGACATCAAAACCGACGCGCAGTTCAGCGCGCTGATGGACGCGTTCCTGCGGCTGGGCTTCAAGCCGACGCGGCGCGGCGGGCTGAACAAGTGCCACAGCGCCGTTCCCGGAACCAGCCCCGGCATGATCAGCCGGAGGCAGGAGTTCTACATCAAGGGGCTGTGGGAGCTCGCCAGCAGGGCGAAGGACGAGAAGAGCCTGCGCCGCATGGTGAAGCGCATCGGCAAGGTCGACGATATTTCTTTTTTGTCCCGGCGGGCGGCCTCGGCGCTCATTCTCGCGCTGCGGGACATCTGCTGGAAGGCCGGGTACAACCCCGACACCAAGGAGAGGATATGTGGACTGTGAAACAGGCGGCCCGGTTCCTGGGCGTTAAGCTTCACCATGTGTATTACCTGCTGGCGATGGGGGAAATAGAATCGGTGAAGATCGGGAACACATGGAGGCTGCCGCCGGAGGGGGTAAAAGAATATGATAAGCGATTCCCTAAAAAGCCGGATAGAGCGCCTGCCGGCAATTTTGTCTATTCGGGAAGTGGCGGATTTCTTTTCCGTTCACTACCTGACAGTTTACCGCCAGATACGCGCGGGAAACCTGCCAGCGTGGAAGGACGACGAGGGAAACTGGTGCGTGGCTCGCTGCGACCTCAGGCGGTTCTGCTCGCGGAACGCGAACCTCTAACGCAGCCGGAACTGTTCACGGCGTAAAGGTGTCTTTAACTCTCTTAGAGTAACCGCGGCTGTTACCCGCTACATTGATCATATGATAAACATTCTGGTGGAGCGCAGGCGCGAGTCTTACGATTTCAGGGCCGATCCCCGCAGGCCGGACTCCTTCGAGAACAACTGGAAAAACAACTCCCTGGATTGGATAAACATCCGTGACGGAGAGGCCGCCCTGTGCCGCTTCCGCTGCCAGACCGTGGCCAACTACTGCTTTGGGGAAATGGCGACGGCCTCGACCGTCGCGCACGGCGACACCGTCGCGCCGGGCAATTTCACGGTGCGGGCCTTTGTCCCGCCCCGCGCCTTTCACGGCGAGGTGCACGCCATTACCAGCGCGCGGGACATTGACGGCGAGCTGATAGACCGCGAGGCGATGCAGATCACCCGCAACGGATTCCAGAACGGCCGCTGGCTCATCCACGACAGGTTTTCGTTTAACACCGGAGCGGACACCAATTACGCGTGGTCCGCCGGGTGCTTCATTATGAGTTCCGCCGATCTCGCGACTTTCAACGCCCTGCTCAAAAAGCTGGGGGTCAAGCCGGGGGACCTGATAGACGGAACGCTTGTTGAGGCATAAGCCGGGCGCGGCCCGGAATTAATATTGGAGGTTTACATGAACAGCATCGCGAATCTGCTGCCGGTTTTTATCGCCAACGCCATCGCGCTGGTGGTGATCTTCACCGAGCTTGCCAAGAAGCTGGACAGAAAAGACAGGCTAAGGGGCTACCGGGTGTATGTTCCACTGGCGCTGTCTTTCGGCGCCGCATGGCTGCTCAGGCTCGGCGGCTTTTTCGCCGCCGAGCAGGTGTGGTTCTGGTGGGCGGCGATTTTCGGGTTTTCCATATTCGGCTACGAGGCCGTGCTGCGGAAAATACAGAACGCGCTGAGCCGCGGCGACACCGCGGCTCCGGGTGCCGGGGAAACGCCGCTTTGAAAAAAAAGCTGGCGGCCGTTCTCGCCGGTGCCGGCGCGGTGCTGGCCTTTCTTGCCGGATGGCTCCTGCGGGGCCTGTCCGGAAGGAGGGCCAGTCCCGCGGCTGCCGGCAAAACACCCGAGGAGGTAAAACGTGAGATTGAAAACACTCCCGCCGCTGATCTTGTTGCTGCCGCTCCTGACGCTGAGCGCTTACGCGCAGACGCCGCCGGAATCGCCGGGCGCGCGAAGCAGCGGCTGCGGGATCGAGCCGGGGCAATTGTATCCGGGATCGCTGGTTCTGGAGCTGATGGAGGCGGCGGAAGCGGAGATTGACGCGGCTGTAGCCGAGGCTTACGCCGAGGGGTACAAGGCCGCGTCGCTGCGGTTCGCGCCGGAGCTTGCCGCGAGGAACGCGGATATTATGTCGCTTAACATGGCCATTGAAGCCTTCGAGATTGACCGCCGGAAAAGCCGGCGGAATATTTTTATTGCGGCAGGGCTTTCATTTCTCGGCGGCGTGGCCGTCGGCGTGATTATTACAAGGCGATGATGGAACTCGAGGGTTTGTTCAAGATAGTCCAGTCATGGGGGCCGTCGGCGGTCACTTCGCTGCTGGTTTTTTTCGTGATACACCTCAGCAGAAAGCTGGACAAAAACGGCGAGGAGGACAGGAAGCGGGCGGAGCGCCTGCAGGCCTGCCTTGAGGGCAAGCTGAAGGAGCTGCGGGACGACACGACAAAAGTGCTGGACGAGCACGGGCGGCGGCTCTCGTGCATCGAGCTGGAGTACGTGAAGCGCCTGGATTTTTACAAGGATCTGGGCGGCTGGAGGGACGACATCAACCGGGTGTACGACAAAATATCCGAGGTTGACAAGAGCATTATCGAGCTGTGGAGGGACAGGACAAGATGAAGCAAAATATTTTGCGGGGCAAGATTCTCGATCTTCTCAAGAAGGTGTACCCCGACGGCGTTGACGAGATCACCATTGACAGCATCCTTTACCAGTACCATAGAACCGAGGACATTCACGCCTCGCTGGAATACATTGTCGACAAAGGCTACGCCGAAAAGAAACAGCAGCCGCATCCTTTTGTTGAGCATAAATATATCCGGTGGTACAAGCTCAGGCCGAACGGCGTTGACCTCCTGGAAGGGAACATCGACCCCGATCCCGGCGTACTCATACAGCGGGGATAGCCATGGGCCAGAAAAGCAAGGCGGACCAGTTTGGCCTCAAGGAGCTTATCGCCGAAAAATGGGACGGCGGCAAAAAGACCATTGTCTACGTGACCGAAGAGGTCAACGAGTGGCTCAAGGAAAACGGGTACAAGATCACGGTGAGCCGCGAGGCGATCCGCCGCGCCGTCCGCAGCTACGAGGACGAGATCGCCGATGTCCGCAAGGGCGTTGAAATTTCCAAGGCCATGGCCGAGGTGCTCAAGGACCATCCCGGCACGGAGCAGTCCGAGGCTATGCTGATGTATCTCGCCCAACTTGTCACCAAAGAGCTGCGCAACATTGAGAGCATCAACTTTGGCGATGACCCCGCCGAGATGATAAATGCGACGGCGAAGCTTACTCTTGCGCAGGCAAAGCTGTCCCAGTACCGTACCCAGGCGGTGAAGGCTTTAGACAAAGCAAAGAGAGAAATAAAAGCAGAACTGCAAAACGCAATCACACACGATCCCGAACTGCTGGATCGTCTCTATAAAATTGTTGACAACGTTAAGGTGGCATAATGGCTGATCTTCTCTCCGAACTGGTAGGCAACGATCGCGCTTCTCTCGAAGAGAAAAAACGTGCTGACCACGAAAAGAAAGAACGCGTCGCCCGTGCGAAAAAAGACTTCGGTTTTTTCTGCCGCCACTACCTGTCCGATTATTTTTTCACCGATGCCGCTGAATATCAAAAGATTTTATACGATGTCGCGGACACAAGGGCGCTTTCAGAAGACACCGCGAAGCGTCTTAAACCGTTCATCGAAGAGCGTTATCACAGCCTGTTAAAGCCCACCGAAAATCTCGCCGGAGCAATGTTTGTCGAGCCCCGTGAACACGGCAAGACGGTGCGCTGGTCCTTCGCCTACGCCTTATGGAGTATCCTTACAGGAAAAAACCGTTATACCCTACTAATCGGCGCTTCAGGCGATGCAGCTCGTGAAAACCTTATCAACGCTAAAAACGAGATTGAGGAAAATGAACTGCTGCTTGATGATTTCGGCGATCTGAAAGGCGCTGTATGGCGTGACAACCGCATCGAGCTTAAAATCGGTCCCAAAAAAGAAGCCTGCATTCAAGCCAAAGGCTCCGGCGCTTCCATGCGCGGTACGCGGTTCAAACAGTACCGCCCCGATCTCATCATCCTTGACGATGTACTTAAAGACGACGCGGTAGACTCTCCTTCGCAACGCGATAAAATTTCTCGCTGGCTCAAGCGCGTGGTGTTCAACCTCGGCAA